CCCAATCGGACCTTCCGCAACTCAAGCAATTATGGAATGGATTCGTTTGTGTGCTGAGTCTGTAACAGGTCGTATGGGTTATGCCGCTGGTTATAAAAGAAATGTTGATTTGGAAATGTTAGACCCAACAGGTGTAGTAGTTGAAAAATGGATTATGGAAGGTTGTTTTATAACTTCTTCAAACTTTGGTAACTTAGGGTATGCACAAGATGCTTTAGCAACAATTCAAATTACATTGAGACCTGACCGTTGTATTTTAGTTTACTAAAAGAAATATATAAGAATTTATAACCCCATACAATAATGTGTGGGGTTTTTATTTACATAGAATTAAGAAGGTGTATCTTTTAAGAAAAAAAATATGGACAGAGAATTATTAGAAGCGGCAACCTCGAACTTTAATTTACCGCATGATGTAGTAAAACTACCTACGAATGGTATTTTTTATAAAAGTAAAAAAAAGTCAATCAAAGTTGGATACCTTACTGCAAGTGATGAAAATTTATTGGTGAATGCCAGAAATTCTAACAACAATGTAATAATTTCTTTGTTGAGGAATAAAATCTATGAACACGACATTAAACCTGACGAGTTATTAGAAAGTGATATTCAAGCTATTTTAATTTTTCTGAGAAACACTTCATTCGGTCCTGAATACACCTTGAGTTTAGTTGACCCAAGAACAGAAAAATCATTTGAGGTTACAATATTATTAGATGAATTAAATTTAACTAAGTGTGAATACAAACCTGACGAAGATGGAACATTTACAATTAAGTTACCTAGAAGTGGTGACACCTTAAAAGTTAAACCACTTACTATTGGTGAATCAAATGAATTGGAAAGTTTATCGGAGAATTACCCACAAGGTAGAGTTACCCCAATTATTACTTGGAGACTTAATAAAATGATAGTTTCAATAAATGGGAACGATGATAGAGGAATGATATCCACATATGTTGAGACTATGCCAATTATGGATTCCAAATTCCTTAGAGTCTTTGTTAAAGACAATACACCAAGTCTAGAATTAAGAAAAACAGTAAAAGCCCCATCAGGAGAAATGGTGACATTCAATGTCACATTTGGGGTCGACTTTTTTCGCCCTTTCTTCTAGTTATAGTAAGTATTTGTTGGATGAATTCTTTTTGTTGGCTAAACATCTTAGAATATCTTATACAGAATTTAATACTATACCTACCTATGTGAGAAAATATTTAATCAATAAAATCATAGAAGTTAACACTAATGAGGACTGAAAAATAAATCAGTCCTTTTTGTATTTATAAATAAAAGAATTTTATGGCAGGACCTAATCCAGATACAAACCCAGGAGGTGATTTTTTCCAAAAAATATTTGACTCAGGTTTAAAACCTTGGTTTGATAAGTTTTTGGACTATGTTAATACAAACTTTGACGAAAGTAAGATTAGAAAAGTTTTATACGACACTGAGGTATCTTCCACAAATGTTTTGAAAACATTTGGTGTTGGTAGGGAAAGAATGGTTGACATCAGAAGTACAATGAGTGACGCTGTAGCAAGTGTTGTGGAATTGGGTGGAGAATTTTCAAATATTGAAAACGCACAATTAGGTGTTTCACAAGCATTAAAAAGAAATGTTGTTTTAACTTCAGATTCTTTCAGAGAAATATATGCCTTATCAACACAAACCAACAAAGAAATAAGTACTGTTGTAACTAATTTCAAAGATGTTGGTATTTCTGTTTACCAAATGGGTGATAAAGTGAATGAAGCTTTAGCTGTAAGTGCAAAGCTTGGTGTGAATGCTAGTGAGGTGATTGATACTATGTTAAACAATATGAGTACACTTAACAAATTTAATTTCGAGGGTGGGACTGAAGGTTTAGCTAGGATGGCAGCACATGCAACCTCTCTGAGATTTGATATGAAAGAAACTCTAAACTTAGCTGAAAAAGTTTTCAATCCAGAGGGTGCGATACAAGTTGCTGCAGCTATGCAAAGATTGGGTGTTGCACAATCAGACTTATTAGACCCACTGAGGTTAATGGATTTGTCACAAAATGACCCTGAAGAACTTCAAAAACAACTCGAACAAATGAGTAAAAGTTTTGTGAAGATGAAAGCGGATGGTACATTCGAAATATTACCAGGTGAAAAAAGAAGATTAAGAGAGATTGAAGACCAATTAGGAATGACTCAGGGTTCTTTGGCCAAACTTGCATTGAGTTCGAAAGAGGTTGACGAGAAAATGAAAAAAATTAGATTTGGTGGTGAATTTTCGGAAGAGGAACAAAGATTTATCGCAAGTATTTCTGAAATCGGAAAGGGTGGTGATATGAGGATTAGACTAGATGGTGAAAACTTGGGTATAGATCAAGCTTTAGAGAAGTTCAGACAAGACCCCGATAAGTTGAAAGAAATAATGAAACCCAAAACGGCCGAGGACTTAGCAAAAGACCAATTGACAACACTAAAATCAATTGAAAAATCTATGGAAACCTTGGCAAATAGAACTGGTTATGCAATGGCTGGAACCCCAGCAGTAACCGAATTTGAAAATGCACAAAGAAGATTAGCCGCATTAATACCAAGAATGGGAGAAGCACCAGGTTTGAAAACTGAGGACATACGAAAAGATTTATTTGGTACATTTGAACAAATGTTGACAGATGTTAGTGAAGGTAAAACGAGTATGAAGGATTTTGCAATAAACTTTTCTGAGAAAATGGAGGCGTATGGTAATAAATTAGGTAAATTCCCTGAACACACTGTTGAAGTTATCTCAAAATTAGATACGAGCTCAAATAGATTTTTAAAGTTAGGTGAGGATATAATTGGATTAACTACAGAGTTGAAAAGTGCTGGTTTTCCTTCCTTGACAGCAGCACTTAAACAATTAATTAAAGCTGACATACCAAAACCCAACTCTGCTGAAGCAAAAGACTTCGAATTAAAGTTATTACCTATGGACACCGTGAAATTAGTTGGGGGAACTCACGAATCATTAAGGGAGGGTGGAACAAGCATGCCTACAAAAATGGAAATCCAACTAACACATAAAGTTGAAATTGATACAACTAAGAGTCCACAACTGAATACTTCAGAGTTAAAACAAAGTTTGAAGACTGCCGATGTTGCTGATGCTGTACGAAGAGCTGTTGAGGATTCTATGAAAAGTTTTGGAAAAACTGGTAAGCAACCACTTTTGGGTAATGATACAAGTGTTATTAAGAAACCATAAAAAAAACTATTTATAGTGAAAAGAACCGATGTCAAATAGTCCATTATCGTTCCAAGCGACAACAATATTTAGAAAGGATTTATTGGTGAGGAATTTGAAACCTTACACAGTACCAGGTTTCTTTATACCTAATACTGGTAACCGAAATACACAATACACACCAAGAGATTTGAGTGTTGTTGACACACCAAATGATTTAATTGAAAATCCACCAAAAGCCGATGAATTATACAAGCTAAATAACTATGGTCCTGAGGGTGGTTATTTTGATGTTACTATTAATAATAAGTTACCAGTAAAACCAAATCAGGGTGAATATAACCCTAACGATACAAAGATGGATTTGGTCAATGAATTTTTCATCGATACTGCATTCATAGAAAACAAATATGGACCTGAAGGTGGGTTTAATCAGATGGTTATTATTGATGATATCCAAAACAATAATAAATTATATCTACCATATTGGGAGCTTTCACCTGTAAATTTTGTACCATCTTCGTACGCCGCATATAATATATTCAATTCTGAAAATCCGATAGGTACTGATGGATTATTGTCCCAAGACTCAAGTTTGGCAAAAATAAGTGCAACTGAGTTAAAAAAACAATTTCAGTATCGAGTTAATATTGAAACAAGTACTAAGACAGTTGGTACCATTAATATGGATACTTTTAAAGACCCATATCAAGCTAGTTTACTTGTTTCAGGAAGAGAAAAAATTTATTATCAAAATTGGAGGATTACAGTTTCAGACCAACCAAATTCATCTACTGACTTTGGTAGTAGACTACAAGGTACTTATTACCCAAGTTCACCAATACCTGGTGATTACTTTGCACCTACAGAAATAAATGGGGGTGAAAATAGACAAACATTAAGTGCACTAAACTCAGTAAATCGATTGTTTGGGAACGCCTTAGGACCGATTATCACAAACACGAACAACCCCTCAATAACATTTATTCAAAATACTGGTAATGCTCAAAGGTCTAGTTTATTTCAGAATTTAGAATTAAATAGATATCAACCCCCATATAGTAAAGATAATACAAATCAAAACACAGGACAATCAAGTGCTACTTTAAATTTAACACTGAATGGCACACAACCAGTTAGTACAGTTGGTGGTTACTATGTAGGTAGTAAAAACGCAGAACCATCATTAATAACTTCACCACCAAATCAAGTTCCTGTTGATGCTTTTGGTAGACAACAACAAGCACCAGTATTTGGTAATTCCGAGATGGGTATTCTATTTGAAGGAAATCAGAATCAAATCAATTTTGGTTTAGCAGGTAAATCCTTTTCTGATGGTGGGGGTATTGATGGTGATTTTGTTTGGATTTCACCAAAGTATAGGGCTGACGCTGGTTTCAGAGCAACTCCTGGTGGAGGAGCCGGTACTTTGGATGACGAATTTAACTTAATTAGTTCGAAATATCAAAGTAGTCAGTCAACAAATATTGATTTTAAACCCACATCTATATTGGATGAAACTCAGAGGTTAATTAATTCAGCGGATAGCCTCCAAGGTATTGCAAGGCTAAAACATGTTGGTAATGCTATCAATCAAGTTAGTAAAGTATTCAATGATGGATATAAGGAATTAACAAAAGGGTCAAAAGTATTAAGTTATACAGATAATACTACTGGTATAGAAGTTGGAAGAGAATATTGTAGAATTTTTGCTAAAGATACACCTTATTACACATTTAAAGACCTTCAGAAAACAGATGGTATCACTACTAGTGGTAGGAGATTCACTAATTCTGTTTTGGATAGAACATACAATTTAAATATATCACCAACAAGAAATCCTGGTTCAACAAACATACAACCGAATGCAAGAGGACAATTGGTTGCTAAAAAATATATGTTCTCTATTGAAAATTTAGCATGGAGAACATCAAGTAAACCAGGTTTTACTTATGATGATTTACCCGCTTGTGAAAGAGGACCTAATGGTGGTAGGGTAATGTGGTTTCCACCTTATGACTTATCATTTTCAGATTCTAGTAATGCAAACTTTGGTAGTACATCATTTTTGGGTAGACCTGAACCAATTTATACCTATAAAGATACAAGTAGGTCAGGTACATTAAGTTGGAAAATAATTGTTGACCACCCATCAATTATGAATGTTATTGTTGACAAACAACTTAAGGGGATTAATAAACAAAAAGTTGATTCTATTTTAGATTCTTTTTTTGCTGGTTGTGTAAAATATGATATTTACGAATTGGCGAAAAAGTTCAACACTATACCTATAGCTGATTTATTTACTTATCAAGAAATAATCAATTCACCGAGACTTACACCTGAAGAATTGATAGGTGTTGGTAAAGAAATTAAAGGTAGTGCCGATGGTGAGTTACCAACGGGAGGGGTTAGTACTATGGGTGGTGCTGGTGGAGCAAGTGCTATGGGTGGTGGAAGTACTATGGGTAACCCCCCTAACTTAGCAGCGGACTTCAAAGGAAAATACTCTGAATTTGGATTTTATTTCGATAATGACATACCGAAACCTAACACTACTCCACAATATGATACGACTTATAATTCATATGTTGGTTCGAAAAATAATTATATTAGAGACGCAAACGATGTCTTCAACTCAAGTGGAACTTATTGTAAAACAAACACAACTTATTGTAATGAACAAAAAAATGTGGGACAATTTTTCGATTCAGTTGTACAATCTAATTATACAAAATTTTCTGAAGGATTTATAAATGACTTATACAATGTATTCAAAGATAATGCTGAGACAACAGTTACTTTAGAATTAGTTGGTTCGGCATCAGAGTTAGGTGGGGAAACATATAATTTGGATCTATCTAAAAGAAGGATAGCTTCAGTTAAACAATTTTTGGAAAATTATAAAACAACTACTGGTGCTAGTTTGAAAGAGTATTTTAGTAAAATATCAATCAAAGAAGTCCCAAAAGGTGAAGTGTTAACTGTATCCCCTCTCGCAACAGATGGGTTAGCTTTTAGTCCTGTCAACTGTAATAAAAAAATTGAACCACAAAGTAATAGTAAGGCTCAAATTTATTCTATAAACGCTATGGCTTGTAGGAGAGTTATTCTTAAAGTAGTTGATATAGTGTCACCGAGTAAAACAAAACAAGAACAACAACCTGATAATAAGAATGTTAGTGGTGACGAACCCAAAACTCCTGATAAATTTGAAATTCAGCGTACTAAAACACTTAGAGAAACATCATCAGTTGACTACACTCAAAAACTAAAAGATGGAATTGGAAAAAGAATTTTAAGAAATCTTTTGACTGAGTGTGATTATTTTGAGGTTATAAAGGATGAGTCACCTATGATATATGATTCAATTAGAGAAAAAATTAGATATTTTAACCCATCCTTCCACTCAATGACACCTGAGGGATTAAATTCTAGGCTTACTTTTTTAAATCAATGTGTAAGACCTGGTGAAACTATCCCGGTGATTGGTACTGATGGTAAACCTAAATTCAACGATGCCTTAAACACTTCATTCGGGACACCCCCAATTTTAGTTTTAAGAATTGGAGATTTTTACCATACCAAAATAGTTCCTGATGGGGTAAGTTTTTCATATGAAAATAATCTTTTAGATTTAAATCCTGAAGGTATTGGTGTACAACCTATGATAGTTAAGGTAACTATGAATTTCAAAATCATTGGTGGTATGGGTTTAGCAAAACCAATCGAACAACTTCAGAACGCTTTATCATTTAATTACTATGCCAATACAGAAATATATGATGAAAGAGCTACACCTACAGAGGATACTACTGCAATCGATAAATCTATAATCGATGATTTAATAGCTCAACAACCATCTAAATTACTACAGAATTCTACACCACAAGCAACAAATGATGGTGGTGATACAATTGGTGAGATAGTTACTAATATACCAGCACCAGCAGGACAAGTAGGACAAACAGGTGAAATTGTTTACAAATCAATTATGGACAAGTTGTTAGATGAGTCACCTAAATATTTTGAAGGTCTTGTAAATAAATTGGAGAGTATATTCAAGGAATACAACTATGGAATTATCCAAATTTTGGATATCAAAAGAAATTATACCAATGGAAAATTATTTAATGACGAAGATATAAATAGTACAAATGGTGAGGAAATAAAGATTTATGGTAAACCCACCTATGAATCTGATATAGACCAAGAATTTACAACTTATATTAATAACATAAATAACAATAAAAATCCTTTGGTTAAATATATGGCTGAGTTTTTTAAGGATTCAACCAACGGAAAAAATCCATTTATAGATGTACTTAAGAAGAATATGGTACAATATACCGAGTCATTGAAACCTCGATATAAACAAGGTATCACTACAAATCTACAAGATTTAACTCAACTTCAACAAACTTATGTACAATTATTTAGAAAAATTAATTTAATTATCAAAAAGACTGATGGGAAACTTTTGGATACCAACTCACCAAGAGTCTATAATCTTATACCAACAACCGATGTTGCCAGTCAAGCAACAACACCTGATACTTATGAAGAATTAAAAACCGACTATCTTAAGTTCAAACAAGTATTTGATGGGTATAATAAGGTTTTGACTGATAACGAAATTGCTTTCTTTCAAGACGAAAACCCAACAAAAAAATACACATTTAGTCAGATTACTGATGGAGACGATGCTAATTTCTTTTTGATTATGGGAAGAATTCTGACTGATAAAACAAAAAAAGATGATTTCATAAGAAGTGTAATCAAAGGTAATCTTACTGGTGTTAAATCACCTGTGAATTTCAAAAACAAATTCGAAAAGATTGTTAACGAGTGGGAAAACAAATCAACGAAACAAATTAATGTTGATGAAAAAAAATTCGACAAAGTGAAAAAAAGTAAAAAATACAAAGACTACACTAAAAATCTTAAGGATGAAACATATA